CTGCTTTGGCCCCGTTCCATCGCAAGATGATGGGTCTCGATCGGTTGTCTGACGCAGAAACCGTTCGGCTCACGTTGGTGCTGACCTACTACGAACGTCCCAACCCGTCGGAGCCCGAAGGCAAGGTTTGCGTTGTTGTAGACAATCAGATGGTGTACGAAGGCGAGTGGCCGTTCCCGTTCACTGATCGACTGAACCTGGTTATTGTTCGTGAAACGCTGCGAGAGAACCGCTGGACCGGCGACACGGTTCTGAGCGCTGCTCGACCGTTGCAGACGCTACTCAACATGAGTTGGTCGTCAGTAGCGGAGCACATGAAGTTGGCGGGCAACGCCCGCCTTATGGTGCCGTATTCGTCCGTTGAAATGATGGAGCAGCTTACGGACCTGCCCGGCGAGCTAGTCCCATACAACGATTCGTTGTCTGTGAAACCGAGCTACTTGTCGCCGCCTCAAATGCCTGGCTGGTGGATTCAGCAGCCGACGCAGCTGGCGTCCGAGATCGACGACATCATGGGCGTGCATGACGTGTCTCGAGGGCGCGCTCCTCGCAACATCGAGTCCGGGTTTGGTTTGACAATTTTGGCAGAAAAAGATGCCACGCCTATTGGCCGGTTGACGAAAGAAACCGCTGAAGCGTTCGGTCGTTTGATGTCGATGACGTTGGCTATTTACGAAGACAAAACTAAGGGCTTGAAAGTTTCTCGACAGGCCACTGTTCGTATTCCCGGCAACGCTCCAATGGACGTGCAATGGAACGGCAAGGATCTTCGAGGGCAGACGACTGCTATTGTCCCTGAGCAGGTCATTATGCCTCGCTCTCGGGCTGCTGCTATGGAGTTTGCTAAAGACATGCTGCAAACGTACGGGCCAGAAGAAATTAACCCGGCGACGTTTATTGCGTTGGCTGAGCTGCCTAACGGTCGAGCCTTGTTGAACGTCACTTCGCCAGACATTGACCGTGCTCGTCGTGAAAACGCTCACTTTGGTTTGGGCCGTCAGTCGATTCCTTACCCGTGGGATAACCACGAGACTCACATTGCTGAGCACAACAAGTTCCGTAAGACCGTTGATTTTGAGATGTTGAGCCTTGAAGAGCAAGAAATCATTGAAGAGCACATTAAGGCTCACGAAACTCTTGCGGCAGAAGAAATCGGTGAATCTCGTATGCGGTCAAGGATTGACCCGGCGCTTGCTATGGCCCCAACATCAGCAGAAGGGCCGATGGTGCCTCCGCTTGAGATGCCTTCGGCGCCCGGCCCAGCGCCCGGCCCAGCACCTATTACGCCGGTCCCGGAAGGTTTAGGGCAACCTACCCCTACTCCGGAAGAAGCAAGCAGTGAGATTATGGAACTAATGTCGCAGCTTCGTGGCTAACATAAACGTGCTACTGTTTTTGACAAGCCCCCGTATTAGTGACCAGGAGTCCTGATGTCTGAAGATACCCCCGGCACCCCGCCAAGCTCTGCTGCCCAGGCAGCAGCAGTTGAAGCAGCCGCAACCCCGGCGCCTGAGCCTGCCCCTGCCCCTGAGCCTGAAGCAGCGATTGAAGAGCTACCTGACGGCGACACGTTTGATCGTGCCTATGTAGAAAAGTTGCGCGCTGAAGCGGCAAAGCATCGCACGCAAAAGCAAGAAGTAATGTCGCACTTTGAGGGCTACACCGATGCTGAACGCACCCGGTTTTTGCAGCTCGCATCTGAACTTCAGTCGTCCCCTGAGACGGCGTTGGAAGAGTTCCAGGCCGTAACGCAACGACTGGCACAGCAACTGGGTAAGGAGATCCCAAACATGACCGCTCAAGAAACCCCGCAGCCCGCGCCCGCACCGGAACCAGCAGCAGCTAGTTTGAACGCCGACGACGTCACGCGTCTAGTCGAAGAGCGTTTGACTGCGGAACGTCAAGCATCCGCTCAGCAGGACGAAGTTGCTGCCACGTTTGCTGAGGCAGAAGCTCTCTCAGATTCGTACAAGGATCCGGCAGCTAAAGCGCATTTGTTTGCGATTGCTCAGCACAACAACACAGACCTGGCTGGTGCCCACGAGATCCTGGCTACTCAGCTTCAGGAAACTATTGACACCGCTATTGCGACACACATGGACGGGTTGCGAACCGGCAAGACCCACCCTCCTCGTGTACAGGGCGGAGACCCGCAGTCAGGCACCGAGCCGGTTAACTGGTCTGACATTAAAGATCCTATGAAACTGGCGCGTGAGCGGGCCGAGGAACGCTTCCGGGCAACCTACGGCTCGTGATGTGCTACTATGTTTCGTAGAGAGCTACTGGTCGGGTACCACATAGCTCTATCGCAATCCAGGACTGGTTCCTGAAACGCATCAACATCAACCAATCCGCCCTGTAGGGCAGAAAGCATTTTAGGAACCATCATGAGTCTCGACTTTTCGGCTGCCGAGGCAGCTCTCAAGGACGACTATCAGCCTGCGATTCGTGAACAGCTTAACCAGTCGTTCATGCTTCTCAACCAGGTTGAAACGAACACTACCGACGTAGAGGGTAACGAGGCTGTTATCAGCCTTCACACCGGACGTAACTCGGGCGTTGGCGCCCGCGCAGAGTCTGGCACCCTTCCGACCGCTGGGCAGCAGGGCTACACCGTGGCTCGCATCCCGGTCAAGTTCAACTACGGCCGTATGCAGGTCACTGGCCCGATCATCGAAGCGATGAAGTCGGATCGTGGCTCGTTCACCCGTGCCATCGACTCCGAGTCGAAGGGCATCATGACCGACCTCAAGCGTGACGTTAACCGTCAGTGCTACACCCCGAACTCGGGCGTGATCGGCAAGGTTGTTTCGGTTTCGACCAACACCGTGACCTTCGGTACCGAAGCTGAGGTTCGTCGTCTCGTCGTTGGCAACAGCTACGACTTCTACGACGGCGATTACGCTTCGGACGACACCGGCGAGGTTCTTGCCTCGGTTGACATCTCGGCCAAGACCGCTACCTTCACCGGCCTGTCCGGCGTCGATGCGGCCGACTGGGTTGTCAACTCTGGTGTTACGATGGGTGGCGCTGCCATCACGTCGAAGACGACCGAGGATGCCACTCAGGAGATCCACGGTCTTGAAGACATCATTTCTGATGCTTCTAGCACCGCCGGTACCACCGACGGGCAGGCTGCGGTCTGGCTGCACGGTATCTCCGGCTCAGCTACTTCGATCTGGAAGTCGCACCAGACGGCAGCTAGCGCTGCTCCGACCGACTCCGTGTTCGAGGAAGCGCTCAACGAGATTGAGCTGGATTGTGGTGAAGAGCCCGATCTTATCGTCACGAGCCACAAGGCCAAGCGTGCCTACGCTGCCACCCTTAAGAGCCAGAAGCGGTACCAGAACACCGTGGACCTCAAGGGCGGCTTCAAGGCGCTTACGGTTCAGGCTGGTCAGAGCGAAGTCCCGATGTTTGCCGAGCGCGATTGCCTCGACGACGTTGCCTTCCTCGTCAACACCGGCAAGGTGTACCAGTACGTCATGAGCGATTGGTCGTTCATGGACCGTGACGGTTCCGTGCTTAGCCGTGTTTCCAACACCGATGCCTACGAGGCTACGCTGTACAAGTACCACGAGCTTGGTACCGATCAGCGTAACGCTCACGGCAAGATCACCGACCTGACCGTCTGATTGTGTGCGGGGGCCTTCGGGCCCCCGCCAAGATCCCGAACTTTAAGGAGCCTTTATGGCACTTACACTTACAAAGACGGCCAGCGGAGTTATGGGCGACAAGCGGTATTGGCTTGGCACCCTTGCCTTTGACGATTCGTACCCCACCGGGGGCGAGGCTATTACGGCGGCTAACGTCGAAATGCAGTCGTCGATTCAAGGCGCTGTTGTTGGCACCGGCAATGTTGCTACTAAGCGTGTGGCGTTTGACCCGTCTGCTTCTGCGTTCTTGGTATTCGTCGAAGACGGAACTACGGGCAAGGAAGCTCAAGCAGCCAACGCCAGCGATCAGTCAGGTATCACTGACGTTCAGCTGATGGTGTTTGGCGAATAGCACACCTCGACAGCTGCGTGTGCGTGGGCCGTCTCTTTCGGGAGGCGGCCCACTTATGTTTTTGCTAAGGTAAAGAAATGCCCCTTGTTCCAGTATTTGATCCACGGCAGCAGATTGCTGATCGGCTGATTCGCCCGTTAAGAGAAGGCAAGGCAGAGCTGGGATGGAGCGGAGATCCGTTGTTGTCCCTGGCGTTTCACCGCATTGAGAATCGCTGGGAGCTGTGGCGTTTAGAGCCTCGGTCTGGCAATCCCGACAATCACACGCTGATTGCTCGAGGGCCCATCGGGCAGGACATCAACGAGAGCACCATTAACCAGCTGATTCGCCGGCTAGTAGAAATGGACACGCATCGAGATGGCAACTCTGCCGAACAGATGGTTGAAAATGCTATCCGGCACAACGACCACCGAGACACGCAACAGATCAACGACGGCGCTGACGCCACTGCCGACGCCCTGGCTAAGTTTTACTACGAAGCCGGAAAGACGCTTGGAGTCACCCAAACCGACTTTTATTTCTAGCTCTGACAGGCGGGCGTCAAGTGCTACAATAGCGCTATGACCCAGCTTTCCGACATTCGTACTGAGGTTCTGGAAACCGCAGGTCTGGCTTCTGACGACTCCAGGTTCCCTAGCGCAACCCTCAATCGGATTATTAACCGAGCGTTGCGGTCTGTTAGCGCCGAGCACGACTGGCCGTGGAATCAGGTGCAAGCCACGGTTAACACGGTTGCTAGCACCGCTACTTCTAATCTGCCGTCTAACACGTGCAAAATTATTCGGCTCGCCATCGACAACGACGACCTTATTCCGTTGTCTGCACGAGAGGGCGCTACATACTCACAAGACACGGGGCAGCCTCGAGCCTACTGGGTAGAACAAGACAAGATTAACTGGGCTCCGGTCCCCGACGGCGTCTACGCCGTGAATGCTATTTACAGTAAATACGAGGATGCGTTGTCTGGCGATTCGGACACCCCCAACCTTCCTACGCGTTACACGGATTGGCTGGTGAACACGGCGCTCGTGCAGGTGTCGC